TAAAAACAAAAAACCTTCAGAGCCTATGAACGTAAAAGTTGCTGAGGTAGTTGAAGTAGAAGTAGAAGTTAAAGTTGAAGGTGTAGAAACACCTAAAAAAACAACGGTTAAAAAAACGACTAAAAAATAATGGCACTATCGGGCGCAAATTTAATATCTAGAATACAAGATACTCTACAAGATACTACAGGCGTTCGTTGGACTTCGGCTGAGTTGCTTCGTTATATTAACGATGCACAAAGAGAAGTAGTTAATTTTAGACCGGAATCAACCGCTAAACATGTAAATAATTCACTTGCTACTGGTACAGAACAAGCTGTACCTGGCTTAACTTTAATTAAAGTAGTGCGTAATATGTCTAGCAACCAAGACAGTGCAACAGGTGGTAGAACTATTAGGTTAGTTGATGAAGACATACTAAACTCTATAGAACCTGATTGGCATAACCCAACCGTTACAGGAGATGCTGCACACGGTACGATAATCAAACATTACATATTTGATCCCGACGATCCCAAGAAGTTTTACGTATACCCCGGAGTTAAATCTGGAGTTAATGCTTACATAGAAATTGTTTATTCTGATGTGCCTACGGACTTAAGTTCCACTAGTAGTACCATAGGAATAGATGACATTTATGGCAATGCCCTTGTAGATTATGTTTTATACAGATGCTATATGAAAGATGCAGAGTTTGCAGGTAACGCTCAAAGAGCCGGATCACATTATCAGTTATTTATGGCAAGTATTTCAGGCGGAGGTCGATCTAAAGTATTATTCGACCCTAATTCTGATAAACCTGGAATGCAAGCCGCATCCGCACCCCCTATTCCTGGAGCTCAATAATGGCAGCTTTTGATTCGCTAGTAAAAGACATACTTCCGTATGTTCCAAATTGCCCAGATTCTTTAATTGAGTCTACGTTACGCTCTGCTTGCATAGAGTTTGCTGAAAGGTCTAAAGCATATACTTTTGACTTAGATGCTATTACTAGTATTCCAGGAGTGTTTGAATATGAATTTGATCAACCAAGCGGCACGGATGTGCATCAAATACTTTGGATGACTTATGATGGTAATGATTTAGATCCTATTAGTCCTAGAAGTCTTGAACTTAATTACTCTGATTGGAGAAATAAAACATCTGTACCACAGGTATATTTACAAAAAACCCCAGACGCTTTTTGGGTTATACCAATACCAGGAAGCGCGGTTGCTAATGGCATTCAATTGTCTGTTGCGTTAAAACCAAGTAGAACTACAAGTAACATTGACACTACTTTTTCTAATAGTTATCGAGATGGTATAATTTATGGAACACTTTATAGGCTTCTTAGAATTCCAGCAAAAGATTGGACTGACCCACAAGCTGCCGCCGATTACTTAAATTTGTTTAGTCAAGAAATTGTACAAGCAGAACTAAAAGCCAGAGGTGGTGATTTAGGAGTTAAGCGAACAGTTAAATATAGAGGAGCTGGATTAAGCCCTCGTAAAAGGTATAAGAAGTATGGTTCAGAGATTGACTATTGATGGGCTCTCAATTGAGACGATCCCTCTTACTGAAGTACGTTGTGCTTTTGAAAAAATACAACCTGATTTAGAAACTCTTAGAACCAAGTGCAAACCCAATTGGATTAGCCCTGACATTTATTTATCTCTACAAGAAGAACTGTCTACGTTGTACATGTTGTACGAAGAAGACGCTTATATTGGGTTTATAGTAGTTAATACTTTAAGAAGCATTAGCGGTGAAGATACCTTGTTTGTATGGGCAAGTTATCAAAAACCAGAGTATAATTATCTAAACGCTATCTTCAAATTTTTAGAAAAGGTTGCAGATGACATGAAAGCGGTTGCAATAGAATTTGATAGTAATAGAAAAGGTTGGGAAAAAATTGCACCCCTACACGATTTTAATTTAGTGACACAAACATATAGACGAGAATTATAAATATGAGTTTTTTAAGAGGAAAAAAAGTAAAAAGGGATACTTTTACTAAACAAACCGAAAACGAAAAAGCAGGTTTGGCTATTTTAGACAAATCTAAAACTAGACAAGACCAGCTTTTTGATCCTTTAGCAGAAGAGTATGCTGCGACTGAAGCTGTAGAACGCAAAGGCCAAACGACTGGGATTGCTAACGCAGATGCCCAACAAAACGTAAGATCTTCAATAGGCACCGTACTTGCATCCGATACTGCAGCAGGAAATGCCATTCAAGCAGGAAGTGCTTTAGTAAAAGGACTTCAACAAGGTCAAGCTATGGAAACAACAAAAGATTTGTCAATGGCTACAAACAACGAAAACATTAGAAACATGGTCCAAGGCAATACAGTGCAGGGTGGCACACAAGCCAAAGCTGCAGAAACTGCGTACCAATCTAGTGAAGCTGATAGACAGTTAGCTAAAACAAACGCAATGAGAAGTGTTGTTGCCTCAGCAGCTAACCAAATGTCCGCTAATATGGGAGATACAGGCAACGCCTTTAAAAAGAGTTTTGCGGGGTTTGAAGAGGGCACAGGTTTAGCTGGTAAAGGAACTGTAGGCCCATTTGGTTTTGGTAAAACCCCTGTAATTGCATATAAACCTGGTACAAACATACCGGTTACAAATCAAAGTGCTCAAACGAGCGGAAAACGGATCGGAGGAGGAAGAAGTTAATGGCAGAAGACTATTTAACAAAATTCGCATCTCCTGGGTTCTATGGCAATTCATCAGCACCCTCAGCACTTGGACAACCTTCTGGTGGCAATAGACGAGTTAGTGGCAGTACTTTTACTGGCGATGTAGATTACCAAGGGCAACAAGAAGCAATAAATCGCTACGAAAAAAATGTACAAGATTATGGAGCTCAAACAGATAGAGTTCTAACAACTGAAATAGATACTGTAGATGAAAGTGGAGAAACTGCGGCAGCAGCAAACGAAAGTGCTTTGGGGCAAGCAGAAAGAGACAGAAAAAGGTACGGAGTGGAGTTTAACGCAGCCCAAGCTAGTGAAGAATCTAGACTTTCTAATTTTCAAGGAGCATCAAATGTGGCAAATGCTAGAAATATGGCAAGAAGATCTGACGAAACTTTAAATGAAGAAAGGTTAAAAATTGGGTCTCAACTTGGATCAAGTAATTTAGGATCTTTGTTAAGTGGGTTGTTACAATATGGCCAAGCTAATATTAACGCAAAAAATGCGTATCAACAAAGTAGAAATAACGCTAAAAAATCACAGTATGGTTTTTTAGGTGGTCTAGGCTCTAGCTTAGCCAAATTAATATAAAACATTATGGCAGGATTATTTGATTTAGTAGGAAATTATGATCGCGCTAAAGCGGGGTCTATGAAAGATGAACTTGCGGGCAGAACTTTTAATCAAGGGATTACTCAAAAGCAAGGAGAAGATTATACTAAAGCTATAACAAATGCTAATTCAACTTTAGAAATAGATGCTTTAGGTTATTACAACCGAATTCAACAAGGTGGAAAAATTGAAAATATGCAGGATAAACCGGCAGGGTTTTCAAGTAATGAACAGTTTTTAACTTGGTATGAAGGCACGGGGCCTGATAGTCCTGGATTTGCTAATAAAAAGTCGCAGCTTGGAAACACTGATTTAAATGATTTTGTAGCTTTGTATGGTACCCAGGGTACTTTTCGTAAGCTTAATCAAATGGGTTTTGGATCTGCTTTATTAGGTCCTGGAAAACAATTTGATCCAGATAATACCAAACCAGTAAAAAACGAAGAAACGGGCGAAATAGAACTAGTCCCATATGTTCGTACTGACAGTAAAGCCAGAAACCAATCTTACTCTGCACCTATGACTATAGGCGGTAAAGATATTAGAGACATCATTACAGAATTTGGACCTGACGCAGCTGAACAATCAATAGTTAAAATGGACATAGGTAGCTTAAATACTATATTCCAAGAATATGCTAACGATGTGTCGATTGGAGGTGGGGGAAATCCCGCTATGGCTGGTTTAAATAAGATGCGTAATATTCCGTGGGGAAGTGAGGATAGAGGAGCTATTGAAAAGGCTGTAGAAACCAGACTGGATGATAGTAGTGCGCAAACAGGTGGAACACCAACAACAGTAGATCCAACAGCAGTAGATTCAGCAGCAAATGTAACACCCGCAGCAGTAGATTCAGCAGCAAATGTAACACCAACAGCAGTAGATCCAGCAGCAAATGTAACACCAACAGTAGATCCAACAGCTCCAACAGCTGAAACACCTAGGGCTTTTAATGTTGTACCTGGGTCTTTATTGAATCAAAGAAAAGAACTAGGATCAGGTTTTTACATGGGGCCGGGAGATGCAGCAGCACTT